AACTCTTCTTGTATTGCCCACATTATCTCATATAATTTTTTCTTACTTGACCAACCATTTTCAGGTGATTGTGCCTGAAACCCTAAGTTGTCAATGTGATCAAATACTTGGCCATCCATCATGGCATTTTCAAGTTCTAACATAATATACTCCTATTAACAAGCGCCTAAACTAGCACACTCTTCACATAAAATTACTTTTTCTTTAATTGTTAATTTACCAATCTTTTTTGGTTTTGATGATTCAAAAATAACATATTCTTTTTTTGGATTGGTTGTACCACAAAATTCACACTTCTTTAATTTTCTTAATGGATTATTCATTTTTTTAACTCCGTTAAATCATCGTATGAACCAATGGTTCCCTTTAAAAATGTATTAAATGCCAAACTGGTTCGTGTGTTCTTACCTTTTTTGGCTTCAACCATGTGTGTTAGATATGATGGAAATAATACAAGCATACCTGTTTTCACACTAAACCACCATGATTCAGAATTAAATTGATTCCAATCTTTTGGATTTAATTTAATCTGTTGATATTGTGGATATGGCCGATAAAAGTTAATCTTGTCCAATTCAGCATCAGCATCAATATATAAAACACCTGAAATAAAACTATTTGGATGTTCATGTTTATGGTGCCATTGTCCTTCTTTTGTGTAATTTAACCATGATTGTGTAATATATGGCGATACCTTATTTGATGGATTGATTATAGCATCCATATATAATCTAACCATATCAGTCAATTCAGTATTCAGTGTAGACATTTCAGGTTTATCTAAAATGTATCGTTCATCACTTGTTTTATTTCCTTCGTTTGGTCTCATGTTTTTAGCACAATCTTTGAAAACACGATGTTCTTCTTTTGTAAACTCACGGTTCATGTTAAACATCATCACCGGTGTTGGAAATAATGGATGAATTTCAGGCTTAATCATTATTTGTGCCAGTTATTGTGTGGTAGAGTTCTTCAAACTCCTCATGTGTTGCTTTTTCCTCTGCAAAGTTTTGTTTGTGATAAACTCTCGCCATCTTCGCTAATACTTTTTTAGGTATTTTGTGTTCATCAAATAGGTCATTAATTATATTCTTTTGTAAATCTTTTTCAGCCTCTGCTCGCAACATACTACTACTTATCTCATTCATGGCACCAGTTATTTTCTTTTTAGCGTCATCACTTAACTGCATTTATTTCTCCTTTAATATATTGGGTCGTAATCATCATCATCGATGCTGTTTAAATAATCAAATACTTTGTTGTGCGCTTCTAATTCGCTTGACGCTAATACTCTAAATTTGGCTGTGCCATCATTAATTAAAACCTCAAACGGCACATTGTCACGAATTTTATATGGCGCTTCTAATGATACATCTATTTCATAGAATTTTGAATTCTTTATTCTATTTAATATGTCTAATACTTCACCCATCTACAGTAATACTCGATTTCCAGTTATCATAGCCACCTTTACCTGGTTCAATTCTTGGTGGGTTTTGTTTATATAGTTCATTTTGCGCTCGACATTCTTCTAAATGGGTCGAAAGGTATAAATTTTGAGAAAATACAAATACAATTGCAACAATAATAATTCCAAATGTTGTGGTTGATTTATATTGATTCAAAAAAGTTTCAATCTTTTCCATATTCATATCACTATTATATCAAATTACAAATTAAAAAGAGGCAATATTATAAGTTATATTTAATTTTATACCAGACACACTCGTCTGTTTCTAGGTTGGATGGATAGAGACACCAATGAGGATCGACACAAGTTTTTTTATTTGTGCCTTTTTCGATGCAAGATAAAAACTCATCTTTCTGTTGAGTTTCTTTTGCTTGAAATTTTTGTTGAACACTCAACCATTCAGCATACTCTTCAAAAGTAAGAGTATCTGCAATTAGTTGGTTATATTTTTTTTGATATTGTATTTTATCAACAACCGTATCGCCGCCGTTTAAAACAGCTGTGACAGGATTAAAGTTTTCAAAATCAATTGAATTAGTCGCAGTCGCTATAAGCATCGATAAGGCGGCGAGTGCAAACCTTATCATCTTCACATACTCTAAATTTTTCATCATAAACATCTTTCAATTCTTCAAGTTTTTTGTCTTGTTCTGCTTTATCTTTCGCTAGTTCTTTCATAACTGTGAATCCGCTTTCGAAATAACTGGCCATTTTATTTTCCTTCAAAGAATACACCAGCTGGTTCAAAACCTGCAACAGGTGTTAACCAAGATGGAATGTTAGGTTGAGATGTATAACGGCTAATCACACAAATTTCAGCGAATTGTATATCACTTTGAGTTACTACATCTTTAATTTTAGCCTGATGTGTTGCTGATGTTGCTTCTCTTTGAGCTTTACAAGCTAAATCATAATTGTCTTTACGAATAGCTTCTGTTGTTAGTGTTTGTAGTCTAAGGGCTTTTTCTAAACTTTCAATTTTTTCATTGAGTTGTTTATATTCAACTAAACGATTTCTTGCTGTGTCATTTTCGGCTGACGCCATTGTCGGTGAGAGTGCTACTAATAAAGCTAATAGTGTTGTTTTCATATATCATTTTTCCTTTTGAGAATTAATTAAATAGTCGGCTTTTGGCCTTTTTCATAAACATCCATATTATTATTTTTTTTCGGATAGTCTATCTTGTCTATATTTATACATCTTTAAATACCAAAGACATCTTTTTGGTTCGTGTATTGGATTTGGTAATTTTCCAAACATTTGTATCATATCATCATGTATTTCTTCTGGACTCACATGAAACTCCTGATTATACCACCACCATAGATAACGGCCATCATAACATTAATCAATATAACACTTGGCTCTTTCCATAATAGACCAATGTAAATCCAACCAACACCCGCTAGACAGCCTAGCCAGACATTTATTGGGTACCAGTCCATTGAACTAACAAAGGCACAACCACAGGCTCCTGCGGTCGATAGCCATTTTACCCAAAAAGCAAATATACTTTCATTTTTTACCATAACTAATTATATACTATTTTTCTTTTTTGGTCAAGCCTTTTCTAGGCAATCTTGAATTTATTCTTAAAGCGGGGTTTTGATGGAACAACCAATTGACATATAAAACAGCATCGTCTTCATCAACAAAATGTTGTGTAACGACCTCACCTGTGAGTATAGAACCAGCAAACAACAGTATATTGCCTTTATAATTAGAGAATTTAACCCACCAATATTCTCGAACCACTGGTTGGTAAGTTCTGATGTTCTCTACAATATCTTTATATAATTCTTCGTTCATATTTGCCTGTCCAGAGCTTTATTTTTTTATACATAGCTGGTGTCCGGTTTGCTGAGGTAGCTCCAGCTAGCCATCAATGATAAGGTCTTGTATTCTGTGTTTTTCTTACTTTAGGAGAGAATTTAATAGAATCGGGTTTCTTTTCTAAATGATTCTTCCTTACTTTACAACTAACCCAATCATTATAATATTCATCTGTTCGTAAAGCGTGACGATTAAATATCTCATAACTTTCCCAATAAGATAATTCGCCCTTCGTTTTACACAAATGAAGTATTTCTCTTGTGAAATTTTGTTCGCCTTGTTTTTCAACATCTTCTTGGAGAACTTTATTACTTCCCCAATATTTTATCCAGTTGGATGGTTTGCGAACTTTCTTTACTTTACCTTTAACTTGTTTTCGGCCGGCTTGAGTAAAGAATTTCTTACCAACATATTTGCGACCAGTTTTTAAATTAGTGATTAAGTAAACTATACCAAAGTATTCACCAATATTTTCTTCAGTGAATTCTCTTCCGTTATATGTCCAATTCAATAGTCTTCTACACCCTTTCCATCAGTGTTGTTCATACTGGTATTTAGATTTTCTGAATCCAGTATTAAATATTCACCACAAAATGGACAGTAGATTGGATCGGATTCACATACACTATCAACATAATTGATAGCAAATTCTGATTGGCAGTTATGGCAGGTGTGATCTAGTGTTTTCATTATACTCCTACAACAGGTATGTTTATCTCTTTTTGACTTTTCTTTTTGGTATAATCTGCAATGGCAGATTTGATGGCATCTTCAGCCAAGACGGAACAATGTATTTTAACTGGAGGGAGTGCCAACTCCTCAACAATGTCGGTATTCTTGATAGCCGTGGCCTCATCGAGGGTCTTGCCCTTGAGAAGTTCTGTGACAAGACTAGAACTAGCAATAGCACTGCCACAACCATATGTTTTAAATTTTGCGTCTTCAATAATTCCTGTTTCGTCATTGACTTTAATCTGTAATTTCATTACATCACCACAAGAAGGTGCTCCCACCATTCCTGTGCCAACATTTGGATCATTTTTATCTAATGATCCAACATTTCTTGGATTTTCATAATGATCTAAAACTTTGTCGCTATAAGCCATTTATAACTCGACCTCTTTTAGTTCATGTTCTCTATCTAAGTATTTGTATTCGACCTTAACAGGATCAAACTCTTTTAGTTCTTCAAATATAACTTTTGGATCAAAAGGACCACAAGTATATATGTCCAACTGTATTAATCCAGGATCAGGTTCGTCCCAAATATGTAATGCAATGTGACTTGTTTCTATAATAACAACACCAGTAATGCCTCTATTACCAGGTACATCAATGTAACTTGTAATGGGACCTTGGCATATTTTCATACCAATTTTTTCTACAAGTGCTTGTAACCAACCATGAGTCCACGCTCTGTCTGTTGGTGTTTTTCTTGTTTCTGCTCTGACAATTAAATGTCTATGTATGACTTCCATATTATCCTTAAACTGAAAAACTTGAACCACATCCACACTTTGTTTGTGCGTTTGGATTCTTTATGGCGAATTGTTCGGCCATTATTGTTTTTTGATATTCAATTGTTGATCCTTGTATATACTGAGCTGACATTGGATCTACAATAACTTTTAACTCTGAACCTTCTAAATCAAATGAAAAATCATCTTCATTAATTTCTTTTTCCCATGTAAAACCATATTGAAAACCTGAGCAACCGCCACCCTCAACAAAGATTCTTAGACCTTTAATTTCAGGATCATCTTCTGCCTGAATTAAGTCAAGTATTTTATCAGTGGCTGATTGCTCAATAGTTATCATTTATTACTTCTCTTTTTTCCAAAGAGTCCAAGCACCGTAAGCAATAGCAACCCATGATGCGAGTTTAACTAATGGACTAGCAATTAATCCTACAACACCAACGGCAATAAGAACTGTGCCATCCCATGATGTTCTTTCAGCCCAACGAGCTAAAGCCCAATCTTTTACAGCTGATACTTTTGATAATACATCTAACATCTAAATTTCTCCTTGTTATGCAACTTGACCCCAAACATCTTCCCATGAACCTTTTAAAGCGCCTTTTGCATAATCTGTGGCACGGTTCTCAAAAAAGTTTGTGTGTGTCGGTGCGTTAATCATTTCTTCGACCCAAGGTAGTGGATTCTTCTTCACCTTATACACGCCCTTGAGGCCTAAAGAAATTAGTCTTCTATCACAAATATATCGAATATAATGTTTAACCTGGTCGGCAGTCAAATCAGGCATATCACCCATTTCAAATGCTAAATCAATAAATTTATCTTCAAGTTCAACCATCTTCTCAGCAATAGTATATATCCTAGATTTTAGGGTATCGTTCCAAATTGCTTTGTTCTCTTCAATATAAGTTCTGAATAATTTAATCATTGATTCGGTGTGCATTGTTTCATCTACAATTGACCATGTTACAATCTGTCCCATACCTTTCATCATACCGTGGCGTGGGAAATTAAGTAACATAATAAATGAGGAGAACAATTGCATACCTTCCGTAAATGCTGAAAATACAGCAATATGTGTGGCAGTAGATTGTTTATCGCCATTTCGTGAGCTAATATCTAACACATAATCATGTTTGTTTTTCATTGCTTCATATTCTAAGAATTCATTGTATGTTGATTCTGGCATTCCTAGAGTTTCAATCAAATGTGAATAGGCGGCAACATGAAGTGCTTCACGAGCAGCAAAACCCATTAACATCATACGAACTTCTGGTTGAGGAAAGTAAGGTAAATAATTCTTAACATAACCACCAGCAACATCAACATCACCTTGTGTAAAGAAACGGAAGATATTTGTTAAAAAATGTTTCTGTGGTTGTGTGAGTTTATTTTTCCAATCTTTTACATCTTCAGCCATAGGAACTTCTGTATGTAACCAATGAGATTGTTCATGCTTTAACCAAGCATTATAAGCCCATGGATAATTGAAAGGTTTAAAACTGTTTCGTTCTTTTAGTAGATTAGCTTCTTCTTTTGCCATTATTGTGCCCATTCCTCCAATTGTTTAGTAGATATAACTCCGACATTTCTTTTTACTTCTGTATCATTTTCTACCATAACAAGAGTTGGAACTGAGCGAACCATATACTTTTGTGCTATTTCTTGGTTCTCGTCAATATCAATCACTTCAATTGGTGTTTCTATGTTAGCGCCATCTAAATTCATAGCCAACATTTTACATGGACTACACCATGATGCTGTAAATCTTAAAATCTTTTTACTCATTTATTATCCTTCGCAAGCTATACACACAGATTCATCCTGTGCAATTTGTGTTAAATCAATTTCTTTAATTACATCTCGTTCAATTTTTTTGGCAACTTTATCAGCTTTGCCAATCTTTTCACTTCTACAATAATACATGGTTTTTAATCCACCTTTCCATGCTAAGAAGTGAATCGCATGAATGTATCGAATGTCAGCATCTGGTCTAAAAAATACATTTAAACTTTGAGCCTGATCGATCCATTCTTGTCTATCAGCTGCGTGTTGAATTACCCATCTCTGGTCTAATTCCATAGCAGTTTTAAAAACATCTCTTTGCCAATCATCAAGTATATCTAAATGTTGAACTGAACCATCATTCGCAATGATTGATGACCAGATTTCATCATAATCCAATTTACTATCTTTTTGGCATTTTTCTTTGATAATATTATCTAAGAATTTGTTTTTATTTAAATGAGCACCAGACATTGTGTCTTGTCTATAAGCATTAGCACGATATGGTTCAATACTTGGTGAGGTATTGCCCATGATAATACTTGACGAGGCATTTGGTGCAATGGCCATTAAATGTGAGAATCTTAAACCTGTGCCTTTGGCATCTGGTGCTGATCCTCTTTTACGACCAAGTTCTTTGTTTGCTACATCTAATGTTGTTCTAATGTGTTCGAATATTTTCTTGTTTCTACCAACAGCCTGTGCTGATTCCCATGGTAGATTATTTTTTTGGAGATAAGCGTGCCAACCTAATGCACCAACACCAATACTTCGTTCTCTCATTGCTGAATATTTGGCTCGTTTAACATGATCAGGAGCATTGTCAATGAAAAATTGTAATACATTATCTAACATCTCAGCTATATCTTTTAAGAACATTTCATCTTTTTTCCAATCATCATAATATTCTAAATTAACCGATGAGAGGCAACAAACTGCTGTTCTTTCGTTATCAGTTGGTAAAATAATTTCAGAGCAAAGATTAGATTGTTTAATTGATAGACCTAAATCTTTTTGAAACTGAGGCATTTTTCTATTTGATGTATCAATAAAATGTAAATATGGTTCACCAGTCTGCATACGAATTTCTAATATTCTTTGCCATATCTCTTTAGCAGAAACCACTTCTTTGACTAAACCATTTGGATCTTTCAGTTCCCATGAATCATCTGCATCACCATCAATCATACATTTTTCAATAATGTGCATGAAATCATCAGTAATATTAATGCCATGGTGTAGATTTAAACATCTCATGTTCTGATCACCAGTTGGCCTACGCAATTCTAGGAACATCATGATATCTGGATGAGATATGTTCAAATAACACGCATAGGAACCTCTCCTTGTTCGTCCTTGACGATAAGCCAATGAACTTGCATCATATGTTCTCAAGTGTGGCATAACGCCTACAGACTTGTCATCCGCTGAACGAATACCGACACCGATACCAACACC